TGGCGGCATCGCCGGCCTGATATCCCTCCACCAACAACGCATTGGCTGGGGCCGGGGCGTGCGCAGACGTCTTGGCCCCATGTGCTGCCCGGAGCGCGGATTCCTCGTCGGCATCTTCGCAGAGGATCGGCTTATGCCCGGAAAGCGCGACCCACTTAGGGTATTCCTGAAATTCAGCCATCGGCGCACCTCGCAAAGCAAACCGACCCCCGGCATTTGCTGCCGAGGGCCGTTTATCAACGGGATCAGTTGATGGTGTCGGGGACGATGGTCGCCCATTCAGGGCGAGTCAGCAGGGCGCCGTATAAGGTGTCAATACGCGTCACTTCTTGATCGGTGCCGACCTGCCACTGCGTCGCCATGCGCATCGAGACGTTCTGGTACTTGGCCCGAGCGGCATCGACATTCTTGGGAAGCGGCAGGTCGCCGGAAACCATGGTGATGGCCTCGGGGGCGTAGGCCACGTTCTTGCGATACGTGGTCGACGGCGCGATGATCATGGTGATCGCCGCACTGTTGGCCGGAGACGCCGTGACCGTCTGGTACTGGACCGCGTTGCCGTTCACGGGCGGCACGATCGCCGGATAGATCGGGATCGAAGTCGCACCGCTGGCGACGGGAGCGGTCACGACGAACTGGCGCAATTCGCCGGTCGTCTGCTTGGTCACGCGGTTGACGGCATTCACCCCTGCAAAGGTGATGATATCGCCGACATTGAGCGTGCCCGTGATCGCGTTGACCGCCACGGAATTGCCAGTCTGCCCAGCACCATTCACGGTGCCGGCGGAGAAGGTGCCGGTCGTGTGCTTGATGGTCGTCTGGTCTTCGAAAATCGACTGGTATCCCAGGCCGGTCTGAATCTCGCCGCTCTCGAACTGCTTCGAGATATTCTTGGCGGGGTTGAGAAGGCCGGTCAGCGAGTTGACGATACGGGCATTTGTCCGCGGATCGAAAACCAGCTTGCGATTGCCGCCCGGCGCCGAGTTGTTGGCGAGGATCGCGCGGGCGTCCAGCATCGTTCCGCTGGTCGGGTTGGTCAGCGTCACGCCGTCGCTCAGGTACTGCGGGGCGATATTGCAGACGCCGCCGGTCGTGGCCGTGAGAGGAGCCGCGATCGGATTGGAGCCGTTGACGACCGGCAGGGGGATATAGCCGTACTCGAAGACGTTCATTACGTCCACAGCGACTTGACCCGCGAGAGTGTTCATCATCGGCTTGAGGATGATTTCTCGGAAGTCGTCGACGCTCAGGAGCATGTCTGCCTCGCTGAACGAAACATCCACGTGCGACTGCGTCGCCAGCGTAAGGACAGTCTGCTGTTCCGTGGTGTCCTGAATGCTCGCCGCAGGCCCTTTTACCGCAACGTAATCGTTCGGGAGCCGGATACGGAGCTGGGAGCCGATCTTTTCGCCAGCCTTGCCGAATGAACCGTCATACTGGCGGTCGACGTTGGCAAGAAGCGCATTGGAGTTGACGAACAGCATCACGGCTTCCCGCGTGATCCTGCTCGTAGTGAGAAGGGAGTTAGCCATGAGAACCTCGATTGGCCGTGTTGCTTTCGAGGCACGAGCGGAGGCGCCCGCTGGTCAGCGGGAGGTTGTCGCCTATTCGTCGTGCCGGTGGGGTCTCGCCGCCCGTAAGCGAGGTGAAAGCGGGCCAATCTCGGCTATCGTGCCGGAACGGTGCGGTGCTCGTCGGCCGCACGCATGTTGTCGAGCTATTCAGCGATCTTTAAAGCCGGATCGCGGCGGGTTGAAACTTACCAACGACCATTCGCGCTAAGCTCGGCTTCGCGCTTGCGGAAGAAGGTATCGTCGTCGTCGGCATCGCTCGGGGTCGCCGTGACGCGGGCGCTTCCGTCGATGCCGGGAACCGGAGGCGGGGCCTTGGAAAGCGGCGTGGCCTTTCTCGGCGCTGGCTGCGAAAGTCGCGCGATCTCGAAAGCACGCTTCGTCGGGGTCATCGCAACGAGCGACGCCGCCTGGTCAGGATTACTGCCAAGCTCATAGATAACTTTTGCGGGATCGTCGGTTTCGAGCACGAGGCTCAGCATTTCCGGGGTCATCGCCCCGACAGTGCGGAGATTCTGGACCGCCGTGTCGAAGTCGTCGCTATAGGTGCCCTTCCCTGCTGAATAGGCTGCATTGCATTTCTCGTCGAACTCACGCTGCGCCTTGTCGGCATTTGCAGCGTCGACGCGCCGATCGGCCTCAGCCTGCACGGCGCGCTCGAATTCCTCTGGCGTCTGCCCGACCGGGGCATTTGCCTTTGCGGCCGCTTCATCAGCGGCATTCGGCTGAGCCGGCTGGGATGGCGCGGCCTGGGCAGCCAGCTTTTCCTCAAGCTCCTTGGCCTTGCGCCGAAGCTCGCGCTTCTCGAACTCGGATTCGGCCAGCTTTTTCTCGGCCCACTCGGGGAGGCGCTGCGGCTTGCCTTTGGCTTCCTCGCCAGATGGCGCAGCATCGCCAGCGGCCGCATCAGCAACGGTAGAAGCAGGATCAGGATCAACCGGATCGGCGCCCTTTGCCGAAGCATCGATTGCGGAAGTGGTATCGACCTGCACGTCATCGACAGGCGTTTTCACGCCATCGGCATCAGGTGCCGTAGCCTTATCGTCAGCCATTCATTTCCTCTTGGGTATCGGGGAAACCGCCCCGTCCGGGTTCAGGCCTTCTTGCGGCCGATCGTCTTTTCGGAGACCTCGCACGGAATGCTGGCGAGTTCATCCATCTTGGCCTTGCGCGCTTTGTCAACGTCGCGCATCAAAGCCTTGTCCTTGCGGATTTTCTCGGCGTCGCCGAGAGTGCGCAGAGCATCTTCGGCACGATATTTGCGCTCACGTTCAGGGTCGCCCATCATCGGGGCAACCTCAACGGCAATTGCGTCCTTTTTCTTCGCCTTGGCGGCCATCACTTTCTCCGAAGGCGCCGATTTTGAGCTGCAAGGCGCCGCGTCATCGCCATCATGCGCTTGACCCGATCATTGTCCCGAACGCGCTGTAGAGCATTGAGGCGAAGCAATTCGGCACCCGCTTGGTCCATCGGGATTTCTCCGTCATAGATGCGCAAGCGAACGTAGTCCTCGTTATTGGTTACGGTTTCGACGGACGTGGATTTCATCACATCGTGCTCCGGGAGCGCTCGACCTTGACGGCATCCTTCTTCTTGCGCTTCTTGCCTTCGTCGAGGATTTTGTCGGCCTTGGTGTCGATCTTTTCCTTGGCGGACGGCGACAGCTTGCCGCGTGCCTCCATCTGAGATGCGCGGGCTTTGGCATTTCGAGCGTGGGCCTTATTCTCAACTGGATAGTTGCGATCTGGGCCAGCAAAATCCTTCTTAGGAAGCTTGTTTCGTTCTTTCGTCGTCAACTTAGCCATCATCAGGCCTCTTGCACTGGAATGCGCCAGCCGGACGCACGCGGGCGCTTTGGAGGCGCAGGAGCGACGTAACTGGCCACAAGGCTGTCGGGCCACGCCGCTCCGTCTGACGTGTCCTCGTAAGCGATCAGACCGGATGCAAAGCTTCGGCTCGTCAGCGGCGGCGCGTAAGCGGCAATGAAGGCATCAAACTCGGGCTTGGTGACGGCGCGAAGGTCACGCATCAAGCAGCTCGCTTCAGACAACTGATGCAAACTATGAGGATACCAAGGCAGAGAAACCAAGGGCCCGCTAGCATAGCTATCACCGGCATTTCGCGCCCGTGGGCCGCAGCCGTCGAACGCCCATAGGCTATGCGGTCTCCAAGGACGCCCAGCACATAACCGCAAAGGCCCGACAAGCCCCATCCGGCAGCGAATATGGCAGAGTCGAAGATAGCGCTCGTCAATTCAGCCTCAGGATCGACGGCGCAGCCAATTGCTCATCGTTCATCGCGCCACGCTCATTGAGCAGCGCGTCGTAGATCAGGTCTTTGTCGGTATCCGACCGACCTGGCTCGGAAAGCATGCGCCCCAGGATCGAACGCGCCAGCGGCACGAAGTCCTTCCAATAGGTCCGCGCGAACTCGCGCTGCGAGCCGGCTTTGATGCGAAACAACTGGCTCCGGTTCATGCGGCCGTCGCGGAACACGTCTTGATTGTCGAAGAATGCTCCGGCTAATTCCTTGGCGGTATCGCGGACGAGCTTAGTGGTCATTTCAACCATTCCATGTCATGTGCCGGGGTACCAGCGATCGGACGATGATCATCACCGACCGCCCTTCCGCGAGCAGGTCGTACCCACGCCGCAAGATGATTTCGCCCGGCATGTCGTTGAGCGCCTGCCATTGACGCCATAGATCGATCTTGCGGTCGCGGATTTGCTTGGCGCTGGGATTAATCAGCGTTTCGGACAGAGGATCGCCGCGCATTTACGGGGCCTGTTGCCCAATAGCCGGCTGCGGAGCCCCTCCCTGCGGTAACATTGGCTGCGACTGAGGCGCGGGTTGAATTTGCGGCGCGCCCGGTAAAGCAGGGGTTCCTTCCATGCTCTGCAGCGTCCCTTCGATCAAAGGCTGTTCCTGTTGGGCGGTCACGATCGGACCAGCGTTGCCGATCACCTGCAGCCGCTTCGACATGGCGTCGAATGCCTTCACACTCGCCTCGAAAGCGCGGATATTCTCTTCCGCCGTCTTGTCGGCAAGCTTCTGGTTGAGCTGCTGAACCATGCCGCCGAGTTGCTGAACATGGGCCTCCAACTGCTGATCTGCCGGGGACGGGCCGTCCTGCAACGCCTGCGGGGGCGCCATGCGGCGCAAACGCTGCGCGATCTCGTCGGCGCCGGGGAAATCCGCGTTCTCGAACAGCAGATCGCCGACAATCGGCACCAACTGCGGAGACTGCGACAGAATTTGAACGATGGCGTTCCAAGCCTCCTGCCGCCGCGTGGCGTAGCTCGGACCGATATCGACTTCGACGCCAAACTCCCCGACGTTCGGGTTGAAAATGATCTGGGCTTCCTTGCGGCCCTGATCGATCTTCTTTTGGACGGCTTGCTGCGCCTGCGGGTCGATGACGATGTTCTTGAGAATCCCGTCATCGCCACGGATGCGCATGATCCGGGTCGTGTCGTAAATCTTCGGGATCAGGTCAACCACGATCCTGCCGATCTGGCGCACCATGATCGCATGGTTGTCGATGAAGTGATAGGTCGCGTTATCGCCCTGGCGCTGGCGCTCCGCGATGGCCTTTCCGGACTTGGCGTTCTCGTTCTCGCCCATCTGAGCCTGATACTGGCCGGAAGCCATCATCATCTCTTCCTGGGCGGTTTTCATGCCTTCCAGGTATGCTGCCGAAGCGCTAGGCGGTTGCACGCGCTGCGGAGCGGGAATGGGCTGGTCCTGATCGTCTTTGTGTTTGTAGGGCAGAAAGCCAAGGTTCTGGAGGTTGGCGGAGGCGTAATATTCCTCGTAGCCCTCGAAGGCTTCCGCCGGCCCGAGATACGGGATTTTTGTCTGGAGCGCGCCGAATTCGACAGCGGCGGACGTGTTGTAGTTGTACATCCGCTGCGCGTCCTTGAGGTAACGGACGTGGCCTTTGTAATCCAACTGGCCCTCGACAAGCACCTCTTCACCGATGCACGGAACGATCGGGATATACTTTCCGGGCCAGATGTAACGATTGACGACACTGTGACCGGCAATCTTGATGCACTCGACCGTCACGATATCGGACTCGCGCTCGCGATAGTCCCATGCCGGATCAGCCTTGATCGCCTTCAACAGTTCGGGGCTGATCGTATTCTTCTGCGCGCTCCGGCGTTCGCCGGTATTGGGATCGACGACCGAAACGAGAGTGATGCGCTTGTGGTTTTTGCGCCAGTAGTTAGCGACCCTCACATGATCGCGGTCTAGCCAGGTATCGTAGCCCGTGCCAGTTTCGAGCGGGGTGGCGTTCAGGGCATCTTCATGGTCGG